CTTGCCAACCTACCGGGGGGTCTAAAATCTCGCGGACTGCGCATAAAAGGGGATGATACCCCGATTATGCCGGGAGAATTCCGCGATGTAGACGTTCCGGGTGGTGCAATCCGCGATAACATAACCTTCCTTCCATACAAGGAACCAAGCAACGTCCTATATCAGTTGCTTGGCGATATTGTCCAAGAAGGCAGAAGGTTCGCATCGGCGGCGGATGTAAAAGCCTCAGACATTAACGGCGAAGCACCGGTTGGCACCACGTTAGCAGTTTTAGAAAGAGAGATGAAAGTCTTGAGCGCGGTCCAGAGCCGGGTTCATGCCTCTGTTTCAAAAGAGCTTAAAATACTCTCTGAGCTTGTCAGGGATCATGGGCCGGAAGTTTACCCTTACGACCCAGACGAAGACCCCGTCGTCAAGCAGGATTTCGACGACCGAATTGACATTATTCCGGTTAGTGATCCAAACGCCGGCACGATGGCCCAGCGAATCATGCAGTATCAAGCGGCCCTACAGCTTGCGGCACAAGCACCGCAGATGTACGACATGCCGCTATTGCACCGCCAGATGCTGGATGTCTTAGGCATTCAGGATGCAGACAAGATCGTTCCGACCGAGAACGACATGAAGCCGACAGACCCTGTCAGCGAAAACATGAACCTGATCAATGGCGAGCCGGTCAAGGCGTTTATCTACCAAGACCACGAAGCGCACATTCAGGTCCACATGGCGGCGGCGCAAAACCCCCAGATGCAAGAGCTTTTGGAGCAGGCGCCAAACGCAGGAGCTGTTCAGGCGGCACTGGCGGCTCACGTTGCGGAGCACGTTGCGTTTGCGTACAGGGCAAAGATCGAGCGCGAACTGGGCGTAGAGCTTCCGCCACCCAATGAGCCTATGCCGGAAGATATTGAGCTTCGCATCTCAAGGCTAGCGGCCCCGGCGGCGGCACAGGTTACCGGAAAGGCCCAGCAAGAAGCTCAGGCAAGAGAGCAGGCCGAAATGCAGGAAGATCCGATTGTTCAGATGCAACAGCGAGAGCTTGCGCTTAAAGAGCAGGCGGCGATGGCCAAGGCTCAGACCGAAATGGCCAAGATACAGGCGGATCTTGAAAAATCTCGCGGCAAAGCCATGATTGACGTTCAGAAGATGGAGCAACAAGAGCGGATTGAGAGCGCGAGACTGGCCACAAAACTACAAGGTCAGAGAGAAAGCGATGAGTCCCAGAAAGAGATAGAGGGATTCAAGGCAGGTTTTAACCTTGTCAGAGACCTGATTGATGAGTAAAACTGCTACAAATAACTTGTTAAAGACACTCCAAGAGGAGTACCGTAGGCACATGAACGAGCTGAGTGACCATGTTTCTTGCGGAGGATGCAAGAGCATGGAGGAATATTCGCGTTGCGTTGGGGTCATTGAGGGACTTGCCTACGCAGAGCGCACCCTTCTAGATATGAATGAGAGGCTAGAACGGGAATAACACGCTACAAGGTGTAGCGCCGGCGACTCCAGACGCCATCATCTGGTGCAGGAAGAAGTGATGACAGAAGAGCAAAAGACAGCTAGTCAGCTACCAGAGCCCAAGGGCTACAAACTACTCATTGCTCTGCCAGAGCCCGATGAAAAAACAGAGGGCGGCATCTTAAAATCAAAGCAAACAATGGACATTGAAGAAATTGGTTCCATCTGCGGCTTTGTTTTAAAGGTCGGGGCAGACGCTTATCAAGATCCATCAAGATTCCCAAACGGCCCCTACTGCAAAGAAGGGGACTGGGTCGTCATGCGATCCTATAGTGGGACGAGGTTCAAGATACACGGCAAAGAGTTCCGCCTCATAAACGACGACAGCGTTGAGGCGGTTGTAGATGATCCGAGGGGGATTGAAAAGGTATGAGCGAAGAACAGCAAGAACAGCATTCCGCTGAAGAGAAGTTTTTTGGCGTAAAGGCAACTTTTGGGAAAACCGAAGAAAAGCCTTCTGACATCGACATAGAAGTTGTTGATGACCGTCCTGAAGAGGACAGGCGACCGCCAAGCAAGGAGCCGGAAAAGAAGGCGTCTGAGTCCGAAGAGGGCGATGACGAGCTTGAGGGCTACAGCGAAAAGGTCAAGAAACGCATCAACAAGTTGCGCTATCAACAGCATGAAGAGCGCCGCCAGCGGGAAGCCGCTGAAAAGATGCGGGAAGAAGCGATTCGTGTTGCACAGCAGTATGCGGAGCAAAGCCGGCAGTATCAGCAAATTATCTCTCAGGGCGAGCAAACACTTGTCGAGCAGATAAGGGCTAGGGCCGAATTATCCTTACAGCAGGCGAAAGATAAGTATCGTTCGGCCTACGAAGAGGGCAATACGGACAAAGTCCTTGAGGCGCAAGAGCAGTTGATGAGCGCTCAGGCTGAGTTAAAGTCGGCAGATTACCAGCTTGGCGAAGTAAAGCGCCGAAGAGAGGCGCCGCAACCGAGACAGGAGCCAAAGCCCCAGCAACAGGCCGTTCAAGCTCCGCCAAAGCCCACTCCAAGGGCGACGGAATGGGCCGAGCAAAACCCTTGGTTCGGCAAAGAAAAAGACATGACCGCTCTGGCCTACGGTGTTCACGAGCGCTTGGTTAGAGATGAGGGGTTTGACCCCAACTCTGATGAATATTATGAAGCTATTGACCGCACTGTTCGGTCTAAGTTTCCAGAATACTTCGGTGAGGATGACAGTGGCTCAGATGGAAACACATCTTCCTCGACCTCCCGAAGCCCCTCCGTGGTTGTGGCCCCTTCCGCAAGGAATAACGGCGCCAAGCCACGCAAAGTGAGGTTGAGCCGCACCCAACTCTCTCTCGCAAAGAGACTTGGGCTAACCCCCGAACAGTATGCCAACCAGCTCATTAAGGAGTCATAAAATGGCAGAACAGCGCACAAAAAGGGCCTCACAGGCCAGAGAAGTTGAACAGCGTCCGAGTGATTCTTGGAAGCCCGCATCCGTACTGCCAACTCCCGAGCCGCAAGACGGCTGGGTTTTTCGTTGGGTACGCACCAGCACCCTAGGAAAGTCTGATAACACAAACGTGTCGCAGAAGTTTCGAGAAGGGTGGACTCCAGTGCGAGCAGAAGATCACCCAGAGCTTGAAGTGATGTCTGACATCGGCTCTCGTTTTGAAGGCAACATAGAGGTTGGCGGCTTATTGCTGTGCAAATCTCCTGAGTCTGAAGTTAAGCAACGAGAAGAATACTTCGAGCGAATGGCGTCGCAACAGATGGAGTCTGTTGACAACAGCTTCTTGAGAGAAAACGATCCGCGAATGCCCGTTCTGAACCCAGAGCGAAGCACTCGTACAACCTTTGGTCGAGGCTAACTCCCCCGTTTGGGGGCGGCCTCGTGGCTATTCATCAAGGAGATGAGAAATGGCTAGTACAGCTACTCCCACAGGTGCAGAACCTGTAGGCACTCTCAGTGCCTCCGGTTCTTTCACCGGAAAAGTACGCCACATCAAGATTGCGTCCGCTTATAACACGGCAGTCTTTTATGGCGACTTCGTTAAGCTGGTTGCCGCTGGAACGGTAGAAAAGGCACAAGTAACAACCGCCAACGTCGGCGGTACTGTTGGTGTCTTTGTAGGTTGTTCCTACACCGATCCAAACACCAATCAGCCAACCTTCAGCCAATATTGGCCAGCAAACACGGTAGCATCTGATGCTGTCGCGTATGTTGCCGATGATCCCAAGCTGGTCTTCCAGATGCAGGGTGATGGCACAATTGCTCAAACCGGTCTTGGTAACAACGTGCAGGCTATTGACACTGCGGGTTCAACCAGCATTGGCCGAAGCAGAAACGCGTTGGACGCTAGCTCTATTGCTACCACCAACACCTTCCCACTCCGAATCGTTGACTTTGTTGACGGGCCTGACAGCGCTGTAGGTGACTCGTTCACCGATTGCATCGTTACTTGGTTGCCCGGAAGCCATGCTTACGATACGGCACTCGGCGTTTAAGGAGAAATAGAAAATGGCAATTTCACGCGCACAAATGCTGAAAGAGCTTCTCCCCGGCCTGAACGCCCTGTTCGGTCTGGAGTATGAGAAGTATGAAGATGAGCACACGATGATTTATGACACTGAATCATCTGAGCGCTCTTTCGAGGAAGAGGTGAAGCTGTCTGGCTTCGGTGCGGCACCCGTCAAGGCTGAAGGTTCTGCCATCGCCTATGACACCGCGCAAGAGTCATTCACCGCTCGCTACAGCCATGAGACAATCGCTCTCGGCTTCTCCATTACTGAAGAAGCTATGGAAGATAACCTGTATGACTCTCTGTCTGCTCGTTATACCAAGGCGCTTGCTCGTGCTATGGCACACACCAAGCAGGTCAAGGCGGCAAGCCTGTTGAACAACGGTTTTACCTCGTTCAACTCTGGCGATGGCGTTACTCTGTTTAGCACGGCGCACCCACTGGTAAGTGGCGGCACTAATGCTAACCGACCTGCGGTTGCGGCTGACCTTAACGAGACCTCACTGGAAGATGCTGTAATTAACATTGCCGCATTTACCGACGAGCGTGGTCTCTTGATTGCGGCACGTCCTCGTAAGTTGATCGTTCCCCCTTCACTCATGTTCGTGGCTACTCGCCTTATGGACACAGAGGGTCGGGTCGGCACGGCTGACAACGACATCAACGCCCTTCGCAACAACGGCTCGATTCCAGAAGGCTACTCAGTCAACCACTTCTTGACTGACACCAATGCCTTCTTTATCATCACCGATGTACCGAACGGCATGAAGCACTTCCAGCGCACCTCGCTGGAAACGTCTATGGACGGCGATTTCGACACTGGTAACGTGCGCTACAAGGCGCGTGAGCGTTACTCGTTCGGCGTATCCGACCCTCTGGGCATCTACGGTTCACCCGGAACCTCATAATCCGGTCC